CGGGGGCAATACGCAAATAAGACTCACACACAATTTTTGTATATTTTTTTAGAACATAGGTGGGTATTATGCTTCGTATTGGCTATTTGTGTCTATATCGTAGCCAGAGTCCATTATTTCTAGAGTATCTGCATTTTGCAGTCTGTTCACTATTTCAGCTAAAGTATGCAATATCTTACCTGTGGGGTCAATAACGTCATATACATCTATTCCGTGGGCTAATTCAATAGATTTGTTTATGTTATCGTAGATAGAATCTTCTGCATATTCATTGTCTAGTGCTCTTTGTAGCTTAGTTTTCATTTTCTCAACCTTTTCGTTACTATAAGTTACTAAGGTATCAGCAATCAATACAAGTGATTTAAAAAATATTTCGTAATAATTTTCAGTATCTTTATATAGTACTTACATCTTACATACTAGAATAGTTCTATTTGGCTCTATTTTACTGTTTAATGGACAGATTATCAGATTAGTGGGTATTCGTATCACTTAACAATAATTGTAGCAATTTTGGAGGCATTTGATTAGTTTTGCTATTTAGTCTATAATACAGGTAACTAAGGATTTCATCCTCTGCTTCTGCTCCTCTGACTCCAGCAACGTGGGTAATCTTATCTATCTTGTATTCCTTTACTGTTACTTGTGTCTGTTCTTCCCAGATTACTTCTTCGAACATCGTTTCTAGGTTCTGGGTTCTTATCGGGCTTAGGATTAAAAATCCTATCATAATTGTCTTTATACTTTTTAACATCTGTTATCCTGCTCTTGTCACCTTTACCGTTCATAGTTTTTTTCTTTCTTTATATATACGTTAGTATATATTTTCTTTCTTTTATTTAGTAGAATAGTTAGTTTCTTGGCTTAGTTCGCCTAATAATTTAATAAGAAAAACCAACATATACAAGTAGTTTCATAAAATAATATAAAATAAATATAATACTTGCATATATATAGATATTATTTATATATTTATAGAGAGATTATGAATAGAATAAAAACAATAGCTCAACTTAACTGTGCCAACTGGAATACCGGGAAGTGTATAGGGTGTGTCTTCTCTAACAGGAAGAACTCTCTAGGTTATTTTATAGACTCTAAGCTTAGTGGGAAAGACTGTAGAGTAGAAGAGGGTTGTGATTATTTCGAATCCATAGTAGTACCGGGAATAGCTGATGATAAAGTAAGAAGGTCAGCACAGAAAATGAGAGGTTTGTAATGAAAGCATTTGCAGCATTAGGAATAATGTTCTTAAATATATATTTTGTACTAGAAGCATTGGTATTGATTGTACTAATTAAGTTAGTAATGGGATTTTATAAATGAAAAGAGCTATAGTAACACCAGATAAACACTTTCCCTTTGAGGATAAAGCAGCTATAAAGGTTCTTTGTAAGGCTATTGAGTTAGTAAAGCCTGACATATACATTGACCTAGGAGATACTGGAGAGTGGGAGTCTGTATCACATTGGCAATGGAAGAAGAAGAAGAGACCTCCATTAGAGTATCAGCTTCCATTTGTAGTAAAAGAGATAGAAGATGTTAATAAAGGTATGGATATAATTGATAAGTCTTTGGATAAAGCAGGAACAAAGGAAAGACATTTCTGTGAAGGTAACCATGATGACTGGCTTAACATGTTCGCACATGAAAATCCATATCTTAAAGATAGGATGTTAGTTAAACATGCACTTAAACTTAAAGAACGTGGCTACAAGTATCACAAGATTGGTAAGATGCTTAAAATCGGTAAAATCAATTTCTACCATGGACATCATTTTGCAGGCGTACATCACACTCGTAATCATCTCATACGTCTTGGGGGTAATGTTATGTATGGACATCATCACGACATCCAGCAATCTTCAGTAACACACATGGATGGAGTTAAGTCTGCTTGGTCTATTGGTTGCTTAAAGGATATGAGAGCAGAGGCTAATGCTTGGTTAGGTAATAGAGAACACAACTGGCAACATGCTTTTGCTATTGTAGACTTTCACCCTAATAGAAACTTTAATGTTACTGTTCATCAGATTGTAAATGGAGTTAGCACAGTAGATGGTAAGGTATTAAGAGCTAAGTGAAGACCAGAAAGATTAAAAGTATAGAACACCCTCTATTCCAAGATGAAAAAGAGTTTAAGCATTATATGCCAAATAAACCTCTGATTACTGATTGGAGGAATGGTTTAGAGGGTGATTGGGTTCTATGTGATGATGGTCAAGTATGCATGATACTTAAAAGAGGTGGATTAAAAGCCTCTGGTAGAGAAAAAATTTATAACTATTACATTAGAACTGTAATAGGTTCTTATGTTTGTAAGCCTTCTACTAAGATGAAGGGTGAAATGAAGAACAATATCTATACATTTGGTAAAGATAAATCAAAGTATGATATAAATAAAGAAAGAGTTAAGCCTACGTCTAAAGAGTTTTTGTTTGCTAAGTACGTAGCTAAAGGTGATGACATAACAGATGCCTTCTTAACTGCTTACCCTACAGAAAACAGGAGTTATGCAGAAAGAGAAGCTAAAATACTAATGAGTACGAAGAGGGTACAAGGTTTGATTAAAGAAGAAATAGAAAAGGTAATGAATGAGGCTGAGATAACGCCTCTTTACATATTAGAAAAGATGAAAGACATCATTGAGTCTGATGCCTCTAGAGATAGTGATAAGGTCTCATTGCTTAAAGAGCTAGTAGCTATAGCAGGCATGAGGGATACAGAGAAGAAGTCAGAGTCTGTTACTTTATTTCAAGGATTTTCTCCAGAGCAGTTGGATGCAATAGGTGGAAACAATGTAAAACAAATAGCGAAAGCTGAAAGGACGGAAGATAAATGAACCTATATGAAGTATGCATACAGGTATTAGAGGATGCAAGCGAAAACGATAACAAGATAGATGATAGTTTATCTAGAGAATATATAGCTAATGAGATATATGAGCTATTCTATGAATATCAAGTGTATAGTGAAAAGTTTGATACTGGATACATAGAAGATGTTAAGGATTTTTGGAACTATAAGAATAGATTTAATGAAGACAAATAAACTAGCAGTATACGGAACTCTACGTAATGGCAAGAGAGAGACATGGAAGGTAGATGGATTTAACCTATACTTTCCCGGTCATAGAAACTATCCTGTTGCAATGCCTAATCAAGATGCTAGTGACTTGGTTGTAGAGGTTGTTGATGTAGATGAGCAAGACATAGATAACTATGATGTATATGAAGGTGTAGACTCTGGATTATATGAAAGAAGACTAGTTGAAGCTTATAAAGGTGATAAGAAGGTAAAAGCTTGGATGTATACTATAGGAACATTACTACTTCAAAGTACAGGAGTGTTTCAAGAAGTTCCGGGTAAAGACTGGTATTCAGATAAATGTCAGAAGCTAATACATTTAACATAAATAAACACAACGTTTCTGAAAAGGAACGAGTGTTAGAGTTGGCTAGAAAGGATGTAGTCTCCTTTGGTCAGCTATTTCTACCTGAAGACTATATGAAGTCTACCCCTGCCCCATACCATTACGAATTAAGTGAACTACTACTACACCCAGACAAGAAAAGAAATTGTATTATATTACCTAGGGGTCATAGTAAGTCTACCTTAGCTAAAACAGCATTACTATATCACCTATACTTTAATCCAGAAGGAAAGAAAGAGTTTATAGCTTGGGTAGCAGAAGAACAATCACAGGCTATAGACCATATAAAGTATATGCAGAACCATATTGAAATGAATCCTGCATTAAATTATTACTTTGGAGACTTACGTGGTAGTAAATGGACAGAGAAAGAGTTTACTACTAGTAAAGGAGATAGAGTTATAGCTAAAGGAACATCTCAAAGATTACGTGGTAGGTCTCAATTAGGTCTTAGATATACTAAAATTATACTTGATGACTTTGAGTCTGAGTTAAATACAAAGACTCCAGACAGGAGAAGAGAGATTAAAGAGTGGGTTATGTCTACAGTTGAGCCAGCTCTAGAAAACTCAGCAGGTAATGAGGGTTCTATATGGCTAATTGGTACTATAGTTCACTATGATTCTTTTCTGCAAAGTATATACGATGGCTACACAGAAGCAACCAGAGATAAAAGAAAGTATGCATGGGATGTAATGTATCATAAGGCTATAGACGCTGATGGTAATGTATTGTGGAGTTCATACTTCTCTAAACAAAAACTAGATGATATACGTAGAAGGTTTGAAGACGTAGGTTTATCCCATAAGTTTGCACAAGAATATTTAAATGAAGCAAGAGACTTAGAGAACGCTAAGTTTAAAACAGATAGACTGGAGTATTACGACCATGAATTTGAAAGTAAAAACAATTATGCTTACTTGGTTAATAGCAAAGAAGCTATACCTGTTAATATTTATATTGGTGTTGACTTAGCATACGAGTCTACTGCGTCAAGTGATTATCAAATGATAATGGTTATAGGTATAGATAGTGATAGGAATATCTATGTTATTGACTATATGCGTGAACATATACCCTTATATGATATGCCTGAAGAGATATTTAAGTACGCTAAAGAATATTCTCCTGTAAAAAGAGTTAATGTTGAACATGTAGGAGCTCAAGGTATAATTAAAGATGCTGTTAATAGAATGACAGGTCAAGATAGAAAGGTTGCACCCGGTGTAGCCCTAGGAGTTAGACCTCCAACTGGTATTAAGAAAGAAGATAGGCTTGAGTCATTGCTTGCTCCTATAGTAAATAGACGTAAAATGTTTATAAAAAGAAAACATACAGCTTTAGTAGATGAGATGTTTCAGTTTCCTAAAGGAAA